TATTTACTCTAGGATGATTACAAGGACAGGATACACTCTGAAAAAGAGTGACTGTCCACCAAATCTCAAAGCTGAACTCACAGTTCGGGCTATTGAGAATGCGGTAGGTATCCGACCAGAATCGTTCAAAGTTTTTCGAGAAACTGGAGATTACATCTGTATGCCAAAATACTTTGGTATTGAAAAGTTTGGGAAGCCATCAAAGGATACTCGTCCAGAACCAGCCGTTGCCAATATTCCATTCTTGGCCAAACTTAAAAACTCCACGAATCAAGTGGAGGCTTTCGATAAAGGTGTTGAGGCTCTCTCCACCATCGGTGGAGGAGTACTATCTTTAGCCCCCGGTTTTGGGAAGTGTCTCGGAAAGGATACACCTATAATGATGTTTGATGGTTCAATCAAGATGGTTCAGGATGTAAAACTTGGTGATCAGATAATGGGAGATGATTCAACTTGTAGAAATATATTATCAACTTGCTCAGGTTCAGAACAATTGTACAAGGTTGTACCTCACAAAGGTGACTCTTATATTGTGAATGAGTCTCATATCCTATCTTTGGTGTGCAATAAGAGAGGACACAATGGTAAAAAGATTGATATAGAAGTGAGAGATTATCTCAAGTTGTCCGATTACGAAAAAGGGAGACTCAAGGGGTACAGAGTTCCGGTCGACTTTCCTGCAAAACCAGTTCCACTTGATCCATATATGGTTGGTTATTGGCTAGGAGATGGATCATCTGCAGCAGCTGTCATAACAGGTCAAGATGCTTCTGTATTGAAATACTTTGCAGATAACCTCGGGCAGTACAAGTTATATCTGAGCTACATGTCTAAATACGATTATCGTATATGCGGGCCCAAACCAAACTATTTCTTCAAGACTTTGAAGGATCTGAATATGATCAAAAATAAACACATTCCGGACATTTACAAGTACAATACGCGTGAGGTGCGTCTACAAGTTTTGGCAGGGCTACTGGATTCGGATGGTTCAGCTATCAGAGGTGGTTGGGAATTTGTTCAAAAGAGTGAAAAGTTGTTTGATGATTTTCTATTTCTAGCAAGGTCATTAGGTTTCTATGGATATAAGACGATGTGTGAAAAAACCTGTACAAATTCCAAGACGAAGAAAAAGGGGAACTATTACAGATGTTCCATTTCTGGAAACGGCATAGAAGATGTTCCGTGTAAAGTTCCGCGTAAAAAGCACGATAAGCGCAACCAGGTCAAGGATGTACTCAGAACTGGTATAAAACTCGAAAAGCTAGAGGTTGGTGAGTACTTTGGGTTTGAGATTGATGGTAATCGGCGCTTTGTCCTTGGGGACTTTACAGTGACTCACAACACGATTTGCGCCCTCGCAATTGCAAGCCATTTTAAACTTAGAACGATGATTGTCGTTCACAAGGAGTTTTTGGCCGAGCAGTGGGAAAGTAGGATTCGGAGCTTCTGCCCGGGTATGACCATCGGTCGTGTCCAGCAAGATAAGTGTGAGGTCAACTGTGACTTTGTTATAGCGATGATCCAGACTCTGGCTCTACGCGAACACAAAAAGTCAGACTTTGAGTCAATAGGACTCTTGATTGTTGACGAAGCTCATCACATCGGGTCGAGAGCATTTTCACAGTCAATGTTCAAGTTGTGCCCTCGTTATACTTTGGGCCTCACAGCAACTCCAGATAGGAAGGATGGTCTCACAAGACTCTTGTACTGGTTTATGGGTCCAAACTTTTTGACGGTTGAACGAGAGAATCAGACAACGGTCAAGGTTCAACCCTTGCACTTTCACGCTGAGGAGTTTCGGAGGCCAGCACCTTGCAACCGTATGGGTACTTTGTCAATTGTGGACATTATCAACACCCTCGTAGAAATACCCGCGCGTAATCAACTCATCATTGAGACGGCTCTCAAGTGCAAGACGGAGAATAGAAAGATTCTCATCCTAAGCGACCGGAGGAATCACTGTTTGGAGATTGCCGATGCAGTCCCAGACTCTGGGATATACTTGGGTGGTATGAAACAGATAGACCTCAATGAGAGTGCAAAAAAACAAGTAATCATCGGGACATTTGCGCTCGCCCAAGAGGGGCTCGACATTCCGGAACTCGATACAATAATCTTGACAACTCCACACTCGGATGTGAAGCAAGCAGTTGGGCGCATCCTGCGCGAAACAAAAGGAAAGACAAATAATCCGGTAATCTATGATATCGTGGATCATTGGTCAATCTTGACTAATATGTACAATAAACGTTGTACTATGTATAGGGAGGCGGGGTTTCTGCCGGCTATACCTCCACCAGTGTGTCCGTTTAAAAACTGACCCGAAGGGTCAGAGCCAGCTTGCAACAAGGGGCCTTCAAACTGACCCTACGGGTCAGGGTCTACTCCATAAGGGCCATGAAAAATACAGCACCCACGAAAAACATTACCAAATAGTTACATTCAGTATCTGGCGGGTTCCCCACCGGCACGTACTGGGCATAGTGTGGAACAACTTCAGGCTCCAACTCCGCATAGTTGATCATTACTTATATATATGAAAAAGTATTTACAGCTCAAGTGTCACTGACTTTTTCTTTTTTGTCGCCTTTTTCTTGTCACCTACTGAAATATCCTTTACATCCCCAGTACCAATATCTGATACAATGTCGGAGAGGTTATCGGCATCCTCCACCCTGGGCTTTGTCCTGGTGCTTGATGGTGGTGGGGGAGCCATAAATCCACCCATAAGGGAGGATAGGTCCATACCAGGAGGCTTCATCTCACGACGTCCAGTCGATGGGTCAACCGGAGTTGGGGGGCGCGGGGCACTGTCACCACCCTGGGACTTTGCAAGCGTCTCCATAAGATTCTGCATCATTTCGGGGTTCACATTGTTCAGATTTGGAAGCTTTGACTTGAACATCGAATTGGTCAGGTGGAACATCATGGCAGAACCACCCACCATCATAATCAGCTTCACCTCTGGGGCCATCGCCACCTTGTCCTTGTACTTGGCGTGCAACTCCTCGAATACAGTATCGTACTCGTCAATGTTGCGCATCATATCATCGGACCAACCCTCGAGCTGAACATCAAATGGGTCATAACGGGTATTGAGAAACTCGAGACCAGTCACACACGCCATCAGAATGCGACGCTGAAACTTGACAGACTGATCAGTCTCAATCTGGTAGGTGATGCGCTTGTATTCTGTCCGGATCTCCTCGATGTTGCTATACATATTTATCCGACCAGAAACATTGAAACCCTTTTTTTGAAGGCGACTCAGCTTGTTCAGCAAATCAGCCTTTTCATCCTCGATAGACTTGTACCCATCAGAAGGAACTTGAGTTGGACTAGGCTCGTAACCACCCTGCTCCTGGTCCTCCTCAGGGCCCTCATCCTGGCCATCCCACATCACAGGCCCCTCAAAGTTGTTTTGCTGGTTGCTCTTGACAGGATTGAAGAGATCATCCATACCACCCATCTCCTGCTGTTGAGGAGCCATCATTGTAGTGGGCTCAGGCCTCCGAAATACAGGAGGCCGCTTGTTTACAGACACGGTCCTTTTCTCAGACGGCTTCATCTGGATCTCATCCATCAGAGCCTGCTCATTTACATTCAACTCAACACCACCCTTTCCATCTTCCAGTACGATATCCATATCTGAAGATATATGAGAAAGGAAGTCTAAATCTTTAACGCACGAAAATATTATATCAGTTACTTTTAAAATGGCACTCAGCAATATGGTGAGTCATGCTCAAACCGGTGTTATACTAGGCCTCGTAGCTTTCCTTCTGTTTATGATGTTTGCTTCCAGGCGCAAGTCTTCCGGGTACCTGTCCCCGGTATCTATTAACGCCAAGTACACAAACACCCAGGATTTCAGCACCCTGCCCAACAACCTGTCTTGCGTTGTGGGTCCTGGGGAGTCTTCAGGCTACTATTCCCGTGGTCTGACCCCAGGTGGTCTCTGCGGTGATCAGAAGCTGATCCGCGAGCAGATGCGTGGATACCAGATCCTGTCCGGCGTGGGCGGGGGTCTCCTCGAGAAGTAAATTATCCAATCCAGTCCCAACTCTGCCAATCTGTTTTTAGATTTATATGAAAACGGTTTATGAAATCGTGAATAACAAGCAACCAGACAGGCTCATCGTGGCCTACAACTAGTCCGAGCTCCTGCAGTCTATCCAGTGAACGAATGAAAGATTCTTCAAGCCAGTG